TCTCTACGCCATCAATGGTGAGGTCGAAGTCTTTGTCGTAGGCTGTAACACCTTTAGTCATAGCCCCAGTTGTGATTGTGTGGTTCATTTCTTTTCTCCTGTCTTAAGTAATACACCCAGTATTTCTAGGTGATGTTCCATTATGCCATGCCAGTAGTCGAAGTCCTCGTTATTAGTCGTGGCATTTCGCTGTGACCTTGCTCTCTTTATTGTGTTGCACAATGCCTTAACTTCTTTATTGTGAATCAGACGAATCATTTCTTTATTGCTCATCAGGTAGCACCCGTCCCTTGAACTCTGATGTAAGAACTTTAACTGTTGAGTCATCGAACTTAAACTCAGGGTGGTTCCAGTCCCACATGCGTGGGTCGCCGTCATAAGTATCTACCTCAATCGTAAGTAACCATTTATCTTTCATGTCTTAAGCCACACTTTCTTTAGTCGGAGGGGTTGTTTGGCACAGGACTACATGACTGTGTTTGCATGTGCATTGAGGCGCACGATTAACTGTTCGTCTTGTCGTTACCTCCATTGATGTATCACATGATGTACATACATACCAGTAAGTTGTAAACTCTCTCATGTCTTAAGCCCCAATCTCGTAGGATTCGCAGACCATCATGACAACATCGTCAAGTTTGGCAATCAAGTCTGATAGTTCTTGCTCGGTCAAGTGTTTGGTCATGCCTTTTGTAACTGATGACTTCCATACATTAGCCATTAGATTTCTCCTCTGTCTTAAGTACTGAGAGCAGTGCTTCAAGGTGGTCAAGTGCCTGTTGCTTGCGCTTGTAGTTTGTACCCAGCATTTCGTTAGCCTTCTTAAGTGTGCTTCCATGACGGGTCATCTTCATTCCTGTCTTAAGTTCTAACTTAATCCATGAGACGAGAGACACGAGGACATACAAGTCCACGCCTGACCCGCTTGCGCTAGTCATCTCTCCGTTCTCGTTGAATGACATGTTGTTAGCGCCGTTGGTTAATGCTTCTAGTGTGTGTTCTGGTAGTGCCATGTTAGTTATCTCCTGTCTTAAGTAGTAATTGTTTTAAGTATGCTTTGGCTTCTCTGTATCCCAATACATCTTCGATGTGCTGGTCGCCTTGCTCGGTGTGCATGCCGATTGAGTAGCGTTTCTTTGAGTTGCCTCCTGAGTACTCACCATGCATGTAGTACTTGCCATCTTTTGTTTCGTATCTCATTGTGTTTCTCCTGTCTGTAGGTGTATTGCTTTTACTGTTGCTGTTGCTGATTTACATAACCCTTGATAGGCGCTGTCGAATTGGTCAGAACACTCCGAGTAATACTGAGCATCGGATAGCAAGTCGCTTAATTCTTTCTGACTTAAGACAACCTTGACTTTGCCGTTTGAGTATTCCTTGATGACCTTTCCGCTTGGTAGGTCGCGGAACTTATGGTCGTTATAGAACCTGCTTGGTACTACAACTGTTACTGAATCCATTTGACTTCTCCTGTCTTGTTGGTAATTCATACTTTGCCAGTTGGCTAGTCGGATGTCAAGCATTTTTAATGTGATGTCCGTCACACTGTGCTTAAACTTAATGTGATGTTGGTCACACTGTGTCTTAAGGCAGAGGATGTCCAGCAGGACACCCGACTTGCTCCACTAAGCATGACTCAGGAATCTCCCAGACACCTAGTGAAACTGTCCATGCATAGAACGCGCTGAGTATTAAGACATAAATAAAGATTGCTCTGACTTGTTTGCCTCGGCGTGTTAGTTTCATTTGCTGTACTCCTTCGCATGGTTGCAATCTGTTAGTGGCACTAGGCAGTCTCCGCAAAACACTCGCTTTGGTTCCTCTTGGCAATAGATACATGTGTCGAACTTATGTCTTAAGTAATTAAACTCACGACCGCAATCAACACAGTCTTGTGCGAGATACTGTTCGGTCATGATGCCACCGCTGTTAGTTCTGTCTTAATACCTGAGATTGCTTGAGTTAGAATCTGGATTGTCTTGATGTCTAAACTTTCCATCTTGTCCCATGAAGATACTCTCTCGCCTGTCACTCGTTGGATTTCTTCAAGCATGTTCTTGAGTGCAGGGGTGTATTGCTCGCGGAGAAACTTGCGTTCTAGGTGGCGGGCGTATTTTCTGGCTCGGTCGTCATAGCCTCGTGCGTTGCGCCAGTCTTTTGTTATCAGCCTGACCGCTTCAATCCACTCAATGCGGATGTGATTGAGGGCTACCCATTTTTGGTCGCCGTTGCTGTTCTGTATTAAGACATCACGATTGCGGTATTTCTTTTCGTGTTCTGTCTTAAGTTGTGTTTCTATGATTACAACCTTGCGCCGTTTGTGTATGTCGGCGGTCTTTGCATAGGAATTATCTGCATAAACTTTGTCTCGCCAGTTGGCAGACTCGTGCATGTAGTAACTCTTTCCGATTATGAGTTCGGCTCGCTTCATTTGGTTCATCTCCTGTTCTTGGTGGTGCCAGTAAGTGGAGACTTTCTCCGCCTTACCTTGTGCCTCAATGGTGCCATGAACACCGCGCTTTCTCCAAGATTTGAGGCTGTGATTTTCATCACATGTTTTCTTTCTGTCTTAAGTCATGCCTCCTCTGTAATCTTTACGATGGTGCAGGCTTGCTTGTTAGCCTCAAGCATGGCTTTAATCTCTGCCATCTTTTCCATGCTGTGGGTGGTGTTCAAGCCTGAGAAAGTTCCGCGCTTGCTGTAGATTTCGTAAGTAATTTTCATGTCTTAAGTCACTCCCCATCTTTCTGGATGTAGTGGCGGGCGATGTCATCAAAGACATCAGACCCCCAGCCAAGCAACAACTCATGCATGAGGTCGGCGGTGATTGCCTCAACTTCTTCGCTCTGTCTTAAGACAAGGAGCGCCCGCGATACTTGCTCCTCAAAGACTTCACGCATTGCCTCGCTAATTGCGGGGACGCTTTCCTTCTTGCTTCGTACTAGGTCAATCGTTTCAAAATAAGCCTCGCTGTTGTTATCAACTACGAGGGTGAAATCGCTCACGAATTGCTCGCGTGCTGTTGGTGCTGTTGCTTCCATCTTTCTGTTCTCCTGTCTTAATACACAAGGGGCGCTTTACCTCTTGCGGTCTTGCTTGGTGTAAGTGAATCACCTCGCGCCTTGCCTGTCTAGCATTTGGCGGTGTGATTCTGCTCACATCGTGCCCCCGTAGGTCGTGAACCTTCGCCGACTTAATCGGGCGGGGGCTTTCTGTCTTAAGCCTCGCTGAATCTCCCTCCGCACATGTCGCAAGATACGCCCGCCTCAATCACGCCACGAGAGGCGCGAATCACTTGCTCACAAGGGCATTGCGCCTTGAGGAGGTTGGTATTGCGCCCCTTCTTCTTCGCCTGTTCGCCTCCTAGGGCGGTGAGGTCAAAGGCATTTGAAAGGATGGCAAGGGCTTTCTTCCATCGCTTAGCGCCTAACTCGGTCAACTCGGTTGCAGCGTGTCCCTTTCCCTTGATTTCTAGTGTCTTAAGACCTAACGCCTCGGCTTGAGTCTTGAACTTGGCGTTGTGATACTGATTCGATGAGCAATCTTCGATGCCGTTCATGTGATTGATTGAGTGCGCCACCTCGTGAAGAAGTGTTGAGAGTAGTTCTTCTGGTGTCGTGAAATGCTCAAGATTGAACGCGATTTCTGAGAAAGATTCTTCTCCCGTTGTCCATGGTGTAAACGGGGTGAAATGTCCCTTTCTGCCCTTGAGGTCGCGAGTCACTAGCAGAGTGGCGCGGGGGGCGCCTGTCTCGGTCTTGATGATTTCGTGAGCCTGTTCTAGTGCGCGGGTGATTGTTGAGAGTGCCTCCGCCTTGCTTGCCTTGCCTGTCTTGATTGCTGTTGATGCTGTCATTTCTTGTTTCTCCTGTCATGTCTTGAGTCCGATTTGAACTCACAAGGAGATTTATACACGCCCTCCCGCCATGCTTTCAACATTTGGCGCCATTTGGCGGTGTGAATCGCATCACATTTTCTCAAGCGTGAGCCTGTCTCACATAGTGAGATGGCAAGCGTGAGCGTGTAAGCGGGGGGCATGCATGCGGGGGGAGCGCGGGGGATAAGGGGGAGCGATTAGCAGAGTGAAAGCCCTTGCCTGTCCTAGCCCTGTTCGCATTGCAATGCATCACCGCTAAGCCCTGTCTGCCTAGCCTTGCAAGTAAGTGAGTGAGCGTGCATGGCTCACCCCAGGATTGTTAAATCCGTGCTGTGTATGTGTATGTGTATCTACCCACATAACTTTGATAGTTCTGGGGTCGCATAAGCCTCTGACCAGCACTTTTGCCGCAGGCAAAAATATATTAAAAATACTTTGGACAAAAGTGTCCGCTAAGGACCTTTTGGACACCTATAGTATAGTGAGAGGCGAAATTATCGGAGCCTCTCTATACACTAGCAGCGACCCTTGGGGTCGCACCCTAAAGGAAGCCCTAACCTTCGGCTTCGTTTAGACTACGCCTTCGGTTAGGAGATAAGCCCGAAACTTCCATATTTCCGTTTCGGTATGCCTATGGACAGAAAAAGAGTTACAGCAGCAAGCCATAAGAGCGATGCCATCAAAAGGCAAATTATCGAATTCCTAATGGAGGGGTACTCTGTCCAACGAGCCATGGATGCCGTAGGACGAAGTGTTAAGACCTATGAATACTACCGTAAGACTGACCAGGAGTTCTCAACCCAGGTAGATAAAGTCCGTAGTATGACCGCCCGTGGCGAAATCAACGGGGCTAGAGGGGAAGTACCACCCTTCCCTGAATTCTCAGAAAAATTTTTAGGCACTAAAGTATTTAAACATCAGGAGCATTGGATTGACTTATTAGAGGGTAGAGAACCTTCGGATGTTCATCCAGCCATTACCCATGAACCTGGGTCCCCTGACTTGATTATTATCAATACCCCACCAGAACACGCAAAGTCCACGACCATTACGGTTAACTATGCTGTCTATCGGATTTGCCAGAACCCTAATATCAGAATCATGGTTGTGTCCAAGACACAGGCTATGGCACAAAAATTCCTGTTATCCATCAAAAACAGACTGACACATCCTAAGTACCAGGACCTCCAATTAACCTTTGGACCTCCAGGCGGTTTTCAAAAAGGGTCTGATTCATGGAAACAGGATTTAATTTATCTATCCTCTGAGTCTCGCGACTCTGGCGAAAAGGACCCTACAGTCCAGGCTATTGGTATCCGTGGTCATATCTACGGCGCTCGTGCTGACTTAATCATAATGGACGACTGTGTTGACCATACCAACGCCCATGAGTACGAGAAGCAGATTGACTGGATTCAATCGGAAGTTATGTCCCGTATTGACAACGATGGTGGTCGCCTACTGGTTATTGGTACCCGCCTTCGTCCCAAGGACTTGTACTCTGAACTGCGTGATGAAGCACGCTACCCAGATGAGACTTCCCCATGGACATACTTTGCACAACCTGCAGTTTTAGAATTTGACGAGGACCCTGAGAAATGGGTAACCCTCTGGGCTAAGACCAACATAGCACCCGTATCTGGTAATGGAGAACCTGACGAGAACGGGCTATATGACAAGTGGACTGGACCTGCCTTAAACAAGAAGCGCAGTCGTATCTCCCCAAATCTTTGGGCAATGGTCTATCAGCAACAGCAGGTACATGAAGATGCAGCATTTCCTACCGCAGCCGTTAAGGGTGTCATCAATGGCGCTCGTAACTTTGGAATTATTCCAAGGGGTAAGAACGGCGTGCGTTACAACGGTATGGATGGCTTGATTGTTGTAGCAGGACTAGACCCAGCAGGCTCTGGTTATACCGCTGCCGTCTGTCTTGCTATAGATGTATCTACACAGAAGCGTTATCTTCTGGATGTATCTAACAAGGCTGCAATGAAGCCAGATGAGATTCGTGAACTCATTAAGGGTTGGACGGACAAATATAAAATTTCTGAGTGGCGTGTTGAGAAAAATGCTTTCCAAACGATGTTGACTCAGGACCGTGAGGTACGGGAATACCTGTCGTCACGGGGTGCAATTTTACGCGAACATCATACGGGTCAAAATAAATGGGACACCAACTTCGGAGTTGCATCCCTGACGACCCTCTTTTACGGATGGGAAGATGGCAAGGCTCTTATTGAGTTTCCATCAACGCATGCATCAGAAGGTATTAAGACACTAATCGAACAACTCGTCACCTGGTATCCAGATGCACCTAAGTCACAAAAGACAGATACCGTCATGGCTTTCTGGTTTGCTGAACTTGGTGTGCGTGACCGCGTAGCAAGTGCTACAAATTTTTTCAAGTCACACAATCGTATGAATATGTTTCATACAAAGTATGACGAATCAAGACAAATAACCGTTAACTTAAATGACTACAACTATTCATAGAACTGGAGGTGGGTGCGATTCTAACTGTAGATGAAATTAAGAATAACTTCCTCATTATCAAACAAGCATTTGCTGACCGCGATAGTCGCATGGAAGATGTCCTCCTAGTTCGTAAAGGTCGCATGCGCGATGTGTACCCTGACTTATTCCCAGATGGTCCTTTCGAGAACCCAATCGTGGCAAACATGGTGGACATTTCAGCGCGTGACTTATCAGAAGTCATTGCTCCTATGCCTGCGTTTAACTGCAACTCACCTACTATGGTTTCTGAGAAGGAACGCAAGAAGGCAGATAAGCGCGAGGAGATTGTCAACGGCATTGTTGACTTCTCCGATATTCAAACTCAGATGTTTACAGCGGCAGACCGCTATGTAACCTACGGATTTGTACCTGCACAGGTGGAGTATGACCTAGAAGCACAGATGCCACGCATCCGTTTCTTAGATTCATACGGTTCATACCCAATGATTGACCGCTTTGGTCGAGTTCAGTATTTCTACCAACGCATTGAGAAGCCAGTATCAGAGTTAATGGCTGCATACCCAGAGTATGCCCACATTATTTTTGACAAAGATGAGAACACAACAACCTCTGTACTTGAGATTGTTCGTTATCATGACAAAGACCAGGATGTTTTGTTCATCCCATCACGCAACAACCTTGTTATTGACCGTTCAAAGAACGCATTGGGCGAGGTTATGGTTCGTGTTGTACAGCGACCATCCCTTGATTCACAATCACGCGGACAATTTGACGATGTTCTTGCAATTCAAGTAGCAAAGGCACGCTATGCATTGCTATCTCTTGAGGCAGCAACTAAGGCAGTACAGGCTCCTATCGTAGTTCCACGCGAT